CTCTACTTTAATTCTTCTTGGCAATGGTGCTGATGAATTAGTAGCAGACTGGTCATATTCTTCACCCAAGGCAGATAATGATTTTGAGATTTACTGGGATAAATTTCGCAAGATTTGGGAAGACAAGGAAGTTCCAACTAAGGAGATTGAAATTAATTCTTGACCTCTACAAATTAACCTCTATTAACATTAAATAACGATGCCAACTGAGCCATTAGAGCGTACTGGGGACTGCAAATCTCCTATTCGTGAGTTCGATTCTCACCCGCGCCTCCATTCTTTAAAAAGGAATGGAATGAATTTAGTTCATCATAATAAGTCACAAATTTCATGTGATAATACTATTGAGATTTTTCATTATTTATGTGAAATTTCCCATATCGATTTACCAATAGACATTTCTATTGAATGTCGTAAGTCAAAATTATCCCTCAAATTTTTATATAAGAAACAGTCTTATCGCATTGCTCTTAATTGTAAACTTGAGGAACTTAAAGAAAATGACATTCAAGACATTGTATCTCGCACTATTCGCAAGGCAGATGGGATAATTACTATATCCCAATTTCTTGAATGGATTATAGAAAACGATGAGTGCGGTGGAGCATTAGATACTCGTAAGAAATCAGTCAGTCACTTAAAAGACCTTTATAAAAGAGATGGCAGGTCACTGGATGAAACCACTGAATCATTTCTAGATACTGACAATACTGGCAGAACAATACCGGAACAGTGGGCTAAAAAATATGGATTGCCTCACAAGATAAGGCAGATTCGATCACTTTTCTCTAAGCGAAATCTGTTGTTGTTCAAGCGTGAGGGTTGGGACACTGGACACTATGCTAATTTTATAGGTTATTTAGCAGAGTCTACGGTGTCTCAACCATTCACCACTGATGACAATGAGGTTGAAAGAACAATATCTTTTTTCAATTCATCTCGTGAGGCACATCCAGTGTTTTACGATATTTACCTTTTAGCATTTGGTGCAGGATTAAGGGCATCAGAAATTTACCAAGTTAAAGGTAAAGATTTTACAATTTTCAATGGGCAACACTTTTTATTGTTACCCTTTGCAACAAAACGGTCAAAACTGAAAAACACCAACCATGTTGAAAAGGTTGGGATATCAAAAAAGTTATACGATCATTTCTCATCCGCTGACCATGATGAGAATGTAATTAAAGGTGGACTTCGATTACATAAAAGATTCGTTAAATTCTTAAAGCAGGATTTAGGCATCACTGACAATAAACCTTGTCATCGATTGCGAAAAATCCTCGGAGCGAGATTGGCAACTACCGCAGGAATATTCCATGCGAGTAAAACGCTCAGAAACTCAGTCGCAGTGTGCGAGAGATACTACAGTGATCTTACCGCACACAAGAATGACTTAGTAGTGTAGTGGAAAGTACTGGGTAATTAAATGATCTACATCAAAAAAGAGCAGGTTAAACCTGTGCCTACATTGTTAACCACATCATCAATTATTGTTAACAATTTGTCATTAACTATTGATTCTGAGGGTGAATTTACAATCAAAACTGGTGGTAAATGGAAAGGCACAGTTGAGGAATTTACTGAACATATGAAAGACTTATATTTGGATTTAGCGGAAAGGATTAAAGATAATGACGAACTCTAGGGCGAAGGGTGCACGATATGAGCGAGAGATATCGCACATTTTAAATGAAAACGGATTTCCTAGTCGCAGAGGACAACAGTATTGTGGTGCAAACGGTGACCCAGATGTGGTCTCGACATTTCCATTTCACATTGAAGCTAAAAGGGTGGAAAAGCTGAATTTGTATCAAGCCATGACACAATCAATTTCGGATTCAAAGGGTAAAAAACCACCCTGCGTAATTCACCGGAAGAACAATTCTGAAAATCTAATTACACTTAGATTGGATGATTTACTTGAACTACTAAACAAAAATTAAAATGGAAGATGAAAAACATATTATTCACGATCACACGATGGGCTTTGCGGAAATTTATTCTGCTATTGTTTCGGCTCAAACGGAACTTACAAACCCAGTTAAGGATACGAAAGGGCATAACTACAAATATGCCGGATTGGATCAAATCATTACGCTCCTAAGAACGGTTCTTCCTAAGCATGGTTTATGGTTTGAGCAGAATCTTCAAGATACTCCAGATAGGGATAATCACATTACTGTTGAGACTTTTATAATTCATAAGAGTGGGCAAAGGACACAACCTAGCTACTTCACCATGCCAGTTGAAGAGGCACGAGGAATGAACTCAAACCAAGCACATGGTTGCTCTATAACTTATGCGAAAAGATATGCCTTAGCCACTGTATGGTCATTAGCGAGTGAAGAGGATACAGATGGTGTGTTAGTAAAGCCAAAAAAGCAAACTGCGGTTAAAGTTAATGAAGCTACTTTAGTAGACCAATGTGAGGCAAAATTAGTTGACTTAAAGTTAGAGGATTGGGCAACAGGAATTAGTTACATTCCAAAGGATGCGAAGAAAGAAAGGAATGCAAAATTTCTCAAGACAAAAATAGAAACTCTACAAATGCAAGCTACGCAATGGAGGAAAGAAAATGGGTAGAATGGTTGGACATAACATCTTGGGATTTGATGTCCCATATTTAATGAGATGGTCAATGCTCCAAGGCATGAAAGTCCCAAACTTTCTGACACCATTTTCAAAACAGGGTAGAGGCAGATATTTCCCAGATGTTTGGTGCGACACAATGCAGACTTTCGCTTGCGGTGAATTTGGATACCGCAAGAGTTTGGATTCATTAGCAAAGGCACTCAATTGTCGTGGTAAGAACGGTAACGGTAAATTCTTTTACCAAATGACCAGAGAGGCACAGGAGGAGTATTTAACTAATGACATTGAGCAGACCCTTCAAGTCTATCGTCCAATGGCATATAGCTTCGATTTGTGGAGTGAAAGTCAATCAACAATATTTGATATTGAGACTGAGCCAAAAGCGATTGAAATTATTGAGTCACTTGCACCTGCATTCAAGCCGGAATCAGTAAGAACTGGAAACCTCAAGGATCAAGATAAAATTGATGCCAAAATTGAGGATGCTAGGCAGAACCACATTCAATCAATTGTAGATAAAGCAGGACTCAATGCAGAGTTCTCAAATCCATGTGCAATAGGTTACAAACATGCCGGATCGTTTGATGTCACTTTAGACTTTGCTGACGGTGACCCCAAAGGTCTCGTTGAAAGGTTCTGGAAACATGCATCAAAAGTCTTCGGTAACATGCAAGGTCAAGAGATATGAAACGAGGCAGAAAAAGAGGTTCAAGCAATATTAAAACATGGGAGATAGTCGGTTACCGTCAATCTAGCAAACCATTTAAGAAAACGATTAACAAACTGCTTGAGGTAAGTGCCAGAACTCAAGAAGAGGCAGATAAACAAGGCAGAAACTACGCAAAAATGATGGGTGTGGAATTTTCACATTCATATGAGAAATCAAACTAATTATGGAAAAGGAATATAAATTAATAGACATCTACACTGAGGACAAAGATGGCAATCTAAAGACTACCAGAAACGGTAATCGTTGGATTTCATTATTAGTCGGTGACGGTGACAATGTCATTTATGAAAGCGTGTTTTTTACCAAGAAAGCACATTGGAAAACGGAAGTGATTTTCAAAGCATTTGGTGCAATTGCCCCAGACTTTGATGAGATTGCTTTTAAGAAAATGGATGATCCAGATTGGACTCTTAATCTTGATTCATTTCAAGCACTTGTCGGTAAATCATTCAAGGCAATTGAAGGCAATGATAAGGGAGGTTACAAGAAAATCATCAAGTGGTGTGAACCAGTTACCGCAGAGGATATTGAGGTAAGGGATAATGGCACTGATGCATCTGAAAGCGTACAAGATGCATTAGATGATGAATTGTACGCACCAGAGGATGACGATGTCCCATTCTGACTACAAAGTTACCTTGAGACTTCCAAGTACCCTCGAAGGGTATATAAGAGGTCTCTCCGAGGAGTACGGTTTGAGCTTTAATGAAGCAGTAAAAAACTGCATTATTGAACACAAACGGCATACTGATGTGGCTAAAAGTGGTATCACCAGTGGTATCACTTTGCCACAACCTCAAATTAAAAGTGGTATCACCAGTGGTATCATATCGACACAAATTCAAGTATCCGGTGAAGTGGAGAAAAAGGGCAATGGTATCACCCACGATACCACCAGTGATACCACTAGTGATACCATTACCTCTCCTTTAGGTGCACCTTATATATTATATATATTAAAGAATAATAAATATAAGTTAATAATAAGTGATCAAAGATTGAATGAGGCATGGGATGATTTCTGTGCTTTCCGAAAAGCAAAAAGGAAGACGATCAACAATTCCCAGTTCAAGCAAACATTTCGTGACTTTGAAGCAATCTATGAAGTCGAAGGAATTGATGGAATAATTGAGCGTTTAAACAAAGCGGTATCAGCAGGGTACACAGGATGGTATTTCGGTAAAGACACGCTCAAGTCAAGACCAGTGACAGTAACGAATGGCAATTTCACTGAAGACGATTTTTAAATTATGACAACAACAACAATTATTCCATGCCGTGAGTGCGGTGAAGACTCTGGTTGGACACCAGAACTAATTAATCAACCTTTATTTGGTGGGAGGATGGAAGTAGCAGTGTGTGACACTTGTTGTGATGCCCATCACGAAAAAGAGGCAAATGAACTACCTACTGGTGGATACCTACCACCACTTGATGAATTGATACCAGTGTTTTACCGTGAGACTGAAATAGGACGGTTGCCAAAGGCAGGTAAGATCAACTTGGCAAACATTCTCACATGGGATTTAAACCGGAAAAAAGGGTTGTATTTGCTTGGTGATTCACGACAGGGCAAAACACGGTCTCTTTGCTTGCTACTTTCGCAATTGCATAAACAAAGAGTTCCATTCAAGGCATTCTTTGCCGGAGACTTTCACACTGAACTGGTAGATGCCAAAAGAGGTACACAGTACCGTCAGTGGTTCAAGGAGGTCACTACAGTCCCAGTTCTTGCCATAGATGACCTCTTTGCTGAAAAGCTAACAGAGACCACTCAGAAAGGCTTATTTGAGGTTATAGAGCAAAGGATGGCACGGAAGCTACCAAATCTTATCACCACTCAAGTGAAGTCAAAGGAAGCAATTGAGCTATTTATCGACAAGCGTAGAGGTCACGCACTTTTAGAAAGATTAAGGGAGACCAGTGAGGTCTTTATTTTTAACAACACTGAAAAACAGGAGGTATTCAAGGTATGAGTTTAATCAATTACGAAAAAAGACCGTTTCACCATAAACGGAGGAAAGGTAGGAGTAAGGCAACAAAGGGTGCATTTGGAAAGGCACATCCATTGGTCAAAATGAAAAGAGTTAATTTAGGGCATAACTGGAGGTTAGGATGATCGATGAAGATGAACCAGAGGTAGAGTACGATATCATTGGTGACCTACCAGAGGAAGAACCAGAGGAGTCAGAAGATGAACTTCAACGAATTGAGTTAGAACGCATTAAAAGGAAAGGTTGGTGATGAAGTGGGAAGATATTGCTGATCTGGGACTGGTATTTTTAATAGTCTCATTATTCATACTTTGGTTTGTTGTCACATGAAAGAAACAACAGAAAAAACCATGAGGGTATATCAAAGGGCAATTGATATGTGTAGCACTCATTCCGGAGAACCAAAATCACCCTTGTTGCACAAATTAAGTGACATTTTAAGGGACAGTTTAATTAACCTTCAAAAGGAGTTGATAAATGGCAGGACAACCAAAAAAGAGAAACGATAAGATTCAAAAAATGGGTCTTGCCAGTCTAAATCATGCCTGTGGTGAAATCGTGAAAGCATATATGGATACAAACAATGCGTTATCCATTACGAAGGACGATGAAGAGGCAAGGCAGGTCATAGATACTCAATCCAATGAACAGTTCAAATCAGAGTCACTCTCAAAGGCTAAACTGGCACTTACTAAGATATTGAACAAAATCATTAGGGATGCAGATGACATGCCGATCAGTAAAGCGAGTCAAGCAGTTGTAGGTTTGGCTAATTACATTAGAGATATCCAAGGAGAGCCTACACAACGCATTGAGGTCACTAAGAAGGGTCTATCACCAGAACAGTGGGATCAAGTCCTTACACGATTGCCAGTGAAAGATGCAGAGGTGATTCAAGATGAAACAGGACAGTAACGGTTTGTTGAGAGGGGCGAGAAAGGCGAATAACGGTGATGACTGGTGGAGTCGCAAATTTGCAGATGAAATATCAAAAGGATATGATCTATTCTGGCAACAGAACAAGGTGAGTCACTTTGTAGATGGTGTGGCAATAAGGACAAACATCCCAAGGAAGAGACCAAATGGGATTATATTCGGTGGTGGAAACAACAAGGGTGCTAAATAAGTGATTAAGGTGGTCGATGTGTCCAATTTACCGTCTAGGGTGTCAAAGAGGCTAAATAGGTGTGTTGTTGCACATTTAAGGGCTATTATACCTCGCAAGCAAACCGATTCGGCTAAGAGAAATTTTTTAATTTTATGAACCAATATACAAACAGTGAAATGAAACCACTTGAAAATAAATTCGATAAATTCGGAATGCATTTCGAGTTACAAGCTAGGTGTGGTTTGAATGCATGGTACAAAAACACACAGGCAGGAAAATTATATGGATGGACTATAGCTAAGATTAAGGAGTTACCCAGATCGGTATTTCCTAACGGTGCAGAATATCCACCTAGGGAGTGTTTACCTAGTATGTCTGATGGTGGATTTAAGATATGGTTTTACATGCCAAAAAGTAAGGATTTAGCGGAAGAGCAATATAAAAAATTATTAAAGAAAGATAAGTAATGGATACGGCAAGTTTTATACCAAGGGAAACTGAGGAGACTAGGAAAAATGAGGAACTGTTTAAACAACGAATAGAAGGTTACTGGAATGTCGAGTTAGAGCACCTGCCTAGTACTTACAGTCTGGACTATGCTATTAAGCGTGGAAGTGAGGTTGTTTCATGGATGGAGATAAAGTGCCGGAGTAATAAGTTTGCTGATTATCCTACCTACATGATTAGTCTGAAGAAATGGAATGCGATGCGTGAATTTCAAGCTAGTTCACATTTGAAAGCATTTCTTGGAGTGGCATTTACTGATGGTGATTACTGGGTCGATGCAGGGCAGGTAAAAGAGTTTTTTATAAAGATGGGTGGGATGCCAATTAAAAAGAGGAATTGGATATGTGACCGTGAACCGTGTGTTTATTTTGACACTAAATTTTTAAAGCAATGGAAGATTTAGAATATTACATGGCACTGGCATGGATGTGGGATAATGAAGATGTTGTTTGCCCACCGGAAATTCACTTTGTTGACACAAATACACAAACACACAATGACACAAACACACAAACACACAATGAAGTCAGAAATTGATTTATCGGAAGAACTTGGCATTGACCGGAATGTCTTGAGGCAATGGAGATCAGAAGGTGGGATTTCCGGATGGGAAAAGGTGGGTAATAAAATTTGTTACACTGAGTCTGGCGAAAGTGAGGCGAGGGAAAAATTAAAAGATGAAATTAGTGTTAATGAAATTAGTGAACCGTTGGATGTAAATGAGCCACAAGAAATGGTAATTACAAAAGTTCCATTTAATCCAAACTTAGTTATTTGCGGAGAGGTTTATGTTAGGGTCAGTAGCAATAAGAATTTTTTAACAGGTATGAAAGTTAAAGCTAGACCACCTGCCACTGATGGTAAGGTGTGGGTAATGCTTGGACGGACACCCAGATGGAGAGGAAAATGGTAATGAGTAGAGAGTCTGAACGAATTGTTGAACAGTGGGAACAGGTGCAGGAGCAAAAACGGATGGAAGCTAAAATGGGAAGTCCGGAAAAAGCATTTATAAAAATTATGAAACAAATTAGTAAACCAAAATCAAAACCTAAACCAAAGAAAAAGTGAGGAATTATTATCATATAGTTAGTGCAGGGATTGAGAGTCGTGATGCCACAAAAGTTTCAATTGAATATTTTAGAAAAATGTGGAATCGAAAGACATGGGATAGGTATATATCGAATCCACCAATAAATGCTATTGTTTGGAGTTTAAGGCATTTTCCAAAGGATAAAGAAAAGGAGTGTCCTTGTTGTGGAGTAATTCCTCCTCCAATGGTTCAAGATTTATTTGATTTTGTTGAAAAATATGAAACACCTGCAATAGCATTTAGTAAGATGCGAAACATGGGGAATAAAAGGTTAATTGAAGCATTATGGTTTTATGAAAAGCTACATGACTATTTTGTTAAAAAAATCGGTCAACACCCATTGCACGAAACTGTCTACAAGTAATGTTCCAACCAACACCACACCCTTATTTCAAACTTCCGGATGCGGATTTCGCTAAAGAGATTGGACAAGAAAAAACAATGGAACTTTTGCTCCAGAGAGAGGAGTTAATTCATGCAGAAAAAACTGATCCTTTTCATTACGGCATAGAACCACCGCACTGGCAAATGGCAGATGAGGAATTTGCCAAGGTGGATGAAATGTTAATTATGGGAGGGAATAGGTCTGGTAAAAGTGAATTTTGCAGTAAAAAAGTAGTAAAGGTCATTAATGACATTCCAGAGGCGAATGTTTTGTGCATGCATACCACTGCGAGCACTAGTGTTGAACAACAACAACAATATATTTGGAAATATCTTCCGAGCGAATGGAAGATGGCAAAAAAAGGTAAAGTTACCAATCTTACTTTTTCCAAGAAGGGTGGATTTACTGAGAGTTGTTGTGTCGCACCGAATGGTAGTCGAATTTTCTTCAGAAATTACTCACAAAGTCTGGAAAGTGGCATTTTAGAAGGGTCAGAGTGGGATTTAGTTTGGGCAGATGAGCTTTGTCCCCATGATTTCATTGCCAGTCTGCGTTTTCGATTAACCACGAGGTCAAATCGTCCAGTGGTGAACGAAAATCACCCAGAATGGATGGATGGTTCATATCCTAATCGTGGATTATTAATTTCTTTTACTCCTGTTACCGGATATACACCAACAGTTCGTGAATTTTTGCAGGGAGCAAGGACAATAAAAAGCATACCTGCTGATCCAGAGTTATTACCTAACGAAAAAGTTCCAGTAATTATGCAACCGTTGAAGGATAACTCACGAATTGTATTTTTTCATTCGGAATGGAATAAATACAATGACTATGATGCGTTAAAACGCACTCTTCAGCACGATCCTAAGACAAAAATTTTGACTCGTGCGTATGGATTACCAACTCGTGTGAGTGGTGGGCAATTTCCTCGTTTTGGAAGTGACCATTTAGTAAATGATAAACAAATTCCGGAAGAGGGTACAAATTATATGATAGTTGACCCATCTCACGGCAAAAACTGGGTGATGATCTGGGTAAGAGTTGCACCAGATAACAAATGTTATGTTTATCGTGAATTTCCGAGTCAAGTACACCCTATTGAGGGTATTGGAATGGTAGGAGAATGGGCGGTAGCAGGTAAAAAGATAGATGGTGACAAAGGATTAGCCCAACAACCTTTTGGATGGTCTCTGGCGAGGTACTTCCAAGAAATAAAAAATCAAGAAGGGGACGAAGAAATTTTTTGCCGTATAATGGATAGTCGGTTTGGATCATCACCTACACCCACAAAAAGTGGGGTGACTACCCTAATTGACCAAATGGCAGACATGGAGATGTTTTTTGAGCCAAGTGTGGGGGTTAGAATCGAGGAAGGAGTTACTTTAATTAATGACCTTTTGGATTATAATGAGGAGCAACCAATTGACAGTTTAAACACTCCAAGACTGTTTGTGCATGAAGACTGCAAGAACACTCGATTTGCCCTATCTACATGGACTGGACAGGACGGTAAACATGGGGCTTGCAAGGACTTTGTTGATGTTCTGAGGTATTTTTGCCTATCAGCACCGTGCTATTTAGACCCAGAGGCAGGAGTTTTAAGCACTGGGGGAGGGTATTAGTTGTACAAGAAGTTGTACATTTTACACTTTTACACTTTTTACGCTTTTTTTTTAGTTAATACAAAAAGGTAAAAGGGTGAATATAGGCTAATATTTTATATAGTAAGTCCAAAATAAGTGTAAAAAGTGTAAAAGTGTAATTTATGACACAAGAATTTTTATTTTATACTTGCATTACATACTAATATAAATTATTGTCTTAATTATGAACACATTTGATTTTTATTTTATTCAATATTTATGCGATAGGGTCACCCCTTTCAATAAAGCCAAAAAGGGCGAGGGATGGCATCACGGTGCTGATAAACTTTTTGGAGGTCACACGCACTACGGCAGGTATTACTCTTATCCTAAGTATTACTTTAAGGCATTCTGCGGATCATTTGATCTGGACGGTGAAAAGGCAGATGCCGAGGCAGACCGTTTAAACAAGTTGTACGGTACTGCAAAAGACCCAAAACCATTCGTATCACTATATCACATATCAGACTAATCATGGACAAAAAATTAACACGCAAAGAGGTTGCAGAAAATTCAGTTATCATACTTGGAATTGCATTATCTGTAATAAAGCAAAGTGGAATACAATCACCACTAACTATTCAAGAAATTAAGGATCAGATAGTAGAACTTAGAGAGACTTTTAAATTAATCGAAAAATAATTATGAGAGAAATAATAAAAGATGCCTTTAAAGTGGCAGAACTGGAACATCAGTTTAATAATGTAGATCGCATATCGGAGGAGAATGCCGATAAACATTACGGTGACAAGTACCTCATTGATGAGGCAAAATATCATCTTTACTGGGCGAATGATTCAGTATCAGTGACTGACCCAAGTGAAGAAGATTATAAACACTTTGTAAAAGATAAGAGACAATTAGAAAAATTTCTCGCTAAGTGGAAGTCTAAAATCCAACCGCATGAAAACGATGGTTTATCGTTTGAGAAAATAATGGAAAAAATAAGTTTATGACACAACTACCACTTGCTATTTCAAATAAATAAATTTATTGTATTAAACATGATCAAGAACCGCACATCATCTTACCACGACACTCTCGCAGATTGCATTGCAGATGTCCGCATTAACCTACTTCGTCTCAACGATGCTAAGTCATCTGAGTTCGATGACGAAACTTGGAGAGGTGTCACATATGAGACCACTGAGCGTTGGAACTTTAAGGTCGATACCATTAAGGACAGGCACACCAGAAAGTATGCTTGTGTGGTTATCTATCGTCTATCATCCGGCAGGTACGAATTGACCTGCTACATCAACTAAAAATTATGATTAACCCAGAAGAAATTACACCTACCGTTCATTGCAACGGAAATTCTAAAAACTCACTCTTAGAGGAGTGGTATAACTTTGGTTCAAAACTTAGTGCAGTTATTGAGAGTTTTCCTCACGAAAGTTTTCACGCAAGAAACCACTATGTCCGAAGTGATGTTGCTCCTAAAGGTTGCAGGATTGCCCAAGGAGAACTGCAACGGCAATTACAAAGTATAAAAAATTTATCAGAGTCAGTAATCGAAAAAATACAGGAACAATAATTATGGAAAAACCAGTAGAAGACCCAAGTGTTTGGGTAATTGCAGAAGAGAAACCTAGCTTAAAAAAAGCTCAAGAAATGGTAGGAGGATTCGTTGAGCTAATTGAACTTTCTGACGGTGACCAGATGTTGGTCAATGAAGAAGGTTTATTAAAAGGTTTAGATATTAACGGAATGGCAACACTGATTGCGAATCGTAGAATTGTTGGCAATGCCATCATACTTAGAGGAAAGGCTAAGTGGAACTGATGAGATTTTATAAAGTAGAGGAATGGAGTGACCTTAGTGAGTTAATGACAACTTGGTTTACTTGTAGGGCAAAGGCGAAAAAATATTGTAACGAACTAAACCGAGATGTCTTGAAAGAAAAGGGTACACCTAACTGGACTAAAGAATTATTACATGAGGTAAAACCTGTCGATATTCCTACCAATAAAAAACAATTACTTAAATGGCTTAATAATTACAGATGAGTTACCAACAACAAACCAAATCACGGTGCAAGACACCTCGCCAAAAAGACTTAATACTCTTTTGGGCATTCAAGAAAATATTCTTAAATGTCAATACATCTCTTAAGTCTAGGAATTAAATATGAGTGAAAATACAAAATACAATGGGTGGACGAACCGTGCCACTTGGTTAATCGTTGCTTGGTACGAACCAAAACCAGATGACCTTGATTGGATAAAAGAGGAACTGGAAGAGGCACAAAATTCTCTGACTGACCCAGTGCCATCTCACTTCACAACGGCATACAGATTCTTCAGTGACCTTTTAGATTTAAAAGAAATAAACTGGGACGAACTGAGGGAAACTTTGACTGATGATGAATAAAGAAAACGCAAAGGCACTCTGGGAGTGGAAAGGTGATGAAGAATTTTCTGAAACTAAGGAAAGAATATTTAATGCTAAGAAGACCATCCAGAAATTGGCAAATAAATGCCAATCTGGAAAGGGTGATACCCTAAAACAATTGGAAGCAATTAATATTCTTAGCGGAGATTTGGTGATACAAATCAAATACCTAAAGGAAATCAGAGGTATAAAAGACATCGCAACTTTATGACACAGGATATTTTTATTTAGTGCTTGCTTTATATAATAATTAATATTATTGT